TGAAAATCTAATAAGTCTCCAATGTTAATGACAAAATCAGGCTTGTATTGTTTTTTTATTTCTCTTAAAAATTCTATTGAGTCTTTATGATGATATGGAATATGTAAGTCTGAAATAACTAAAATTCTTTTAAAGGTCATAGATAGACCTATACAACTATTTCGTGAGTAAGTAAAGTAATTGACCTAAAACCAATAGACCGATTGCACCAAGAGAATATAAAATTCTATCAATGTCTTTTTTCATGTGATGTAAATGATTTTTAATTATTAAATCTATTTTTTGATTTACTAATTTAATTCTTCCATCTATCTCTACAAATTTTTCTTTAGTTGTTTTCATTATTTTCTTTTACGACTTTTTCTTCTTAAATCAAGATCATGTTTTCTTGACCCTCTGAGGAACGAGTTGACCCTGCCAAGCGACCAACTTTGCATTGATGTTCGTGGTCTTGAACCTGATGATAAATATGCACCTTGACCTCTACGATATACTTTTTTCAGCATACCTAATGTAATATTCTTTCTACCTTTAGCTTTTGCTCTTAGTATAGAAACAACTCTTGCAGATAAAGGTTTTCTTCTAATAGCCACTTCTTGCCCTCGCCCTAAACATTGATCTTGGTATTCTTTGACCTTTTTTATAAGCTTCTGACATAGCCTTAATAAGACTTGCTCTAGCTGACCTTTTACCACCTTTTAATCCTGATAGGTATTTTTTAGGTAGATCAGTTGCTTTATCTTTTGGTACTTTTCTTCTTTTTCTTTTTTTTGCCACTTCTTCTCCTTTTACGCATTGGTCTTTTGTCTAACAAAACTGCCAATGTAGATGTTGTTGTAAATCCACTCACTTACCTACACTCCTCATAGCCCTTGTATGTGCAGTTTTAAAAGTAGCACCTTTTCTCATGGCTCTTGCCATTGATCTCATGTGTTTTAGGCTATGATGCCTAGCATGATTTTTCATGGTCTTTTGTTGTCTAGGTTTAAGACCTTTGATAATGTTTGTTATAGATGCTACTTTAACCATTATCTTTTCTTTTTACCTTTTTTCTTTTTCTTCTTTTTTTTCTTCATTCCATGTCCTGTATGATATGGCATAACTATCTCCTTTTTTTAGTTTTTTTAGTTTTCTTTTGTTTCTTCAGTATAGCTTTTTGTAAAGCCATTGGTAGTTTCTTTTGTTTTTTTGTTAGCATAGCTTCTCCTTAATTAGCAAATTTACCACCTGACCATTTAGCATCAGGTAGTCCATTTTTATATGTTTTTCCATCAAATGTTAATACTTGTTTTCTATTAGAACCCTCTTTGTAAGAACAATGAACCCAACCACTATTAGGCTCTCCATCTTTCCAAAATTCTAAAATACATTGGTCAAAATTTACATTGTTAGTAAGCCAAATAGCAACCTGTAAATTAGAGACTCCAGCGATCTCAAAATCAACTGCTTCTCCTTTTGTATGTTGTGATGTTGCTTTACTACCTATTGCTTCGCATAGTTCAGGGCTTCTATAACCTGAGGTAATAATAATTGGCTTGTCAAACTTTGCTCGTACAGGCTCTAATACTTCATAGCAAAGATCAGTTAAGTTTTTTATTTCTCCTGAACCAGCTTTATTAGTTATACCTTTTCTTGTGGCAGTTTGTGATTTTTCAAATTCTTCTAATGTAAAATGTTTGGAAAGTTGCATTAAGACTCCTATGGTTTTGTTGGAAACTCTACTGCCTGTACTTCTTCTTCTGTGGTAAGACCCTCTGTAATGTCTCTTAGTTCTTGTCTATAAGTTGTCATTTCTTCTGACATTGTATTATCTGATAAAGCTAAATAATCTGTTTCTGCTAAAAGTTTATTTCTTTTTAATCTTAAATCACTCATAGCCATTTCAAATTGACTTGGTACATTATCTTTTATTTTATTAAATTCTGTTATTTCTTCAGAAGTTAAATCTACTAAAACACCATCAACATATTTTTTCATTATTTTTTAACTCCATAAATTGTAAAACAACCATGATCAATTTGATCACTATGAAACTTAAATCTTATACCATCAATAGTCGTAGCAGTATCTCTGTAAGTTCCTGAAAAATAATTACACGCATTATATCCACTTTCTTTGCTATAAACTCCATTTCCAAAAATTGATGCTGGAGTTGTGCTATCTGTAAAATCATTACAATATATTATGCAAGAACACCCATATTCCCCACTTCCATCGCCCATTCCATTTCCGCCACCTAATAATCGTATATCACTTCCATTTGTATTATAATCTGACCTATCAGCACCACCTGTATCAAATGCTTTAGTAACATAAGCATAAGAAGATGTTAAATAAGTTCCATTTGATGCGTTTCTTAATTGACAAGTTAAAATTCTGTCGGCAACCTCAGGGTTTAATCTTGTTATTAATATTATATGACTTCTGTAAGTGCCATCAAAAACTCCGGTAGTTGCATCAGTAAATTCAACACTGAGTGTTGTTGTGGTTACATTTGTTTCTTGTAATAAAACAAGTCCACCACCAGCATCAGCAAAACTTAAAACTCCTGATGAGTTTGTTTGTAAAAATTTATCGTTTGCTGGAGCAGTAGATGGAAAAGTTAAAGTGTAAGATTGACCAGCACTATGGGGTGGAGATTTTAATTTTATTCCATGTGAATTTTGTTCGCAGTTTAATTGAATATATCCATCTGTCTGACCTGAAGTTCCTTTAGCTTCAAAACTTGGTAATGATGAAGTTGATATTGCATTTATTTTATCTCTTGTTACTGCATCGTTTTGAATCTTTGCTTCTATAACTGAATCTGTTTGTAATTTTGATGCTGATATAGTGTCATCGCTTGGTGTTCCTATATCTAAAACATTTCCATAAACCATTATAAAGTTTATGACATCTCCTGTACTTAAAGCTGATGCAAATGTGATTGTAGAGCCTGAAACTGAAAAAGAAGTTATTGGTGCTTGAATTACACCATTTAAAGATACAAGCATGTGATTTGCAGACTCAGGTGTAAAATTTACTGAACCACTTTGCATAGTGTAAGATGCTTGACCATTAACTACACTTATTGCATCTAGTTTTACAAAGTTTCCTGTTGCTGGTATTTTACCTATATAACTCATAATTAATATTGCAGAGATACACCTGTAACTCTACACTCCTTACTTACACTTTGATTTGCAAATTCTATCTTATATTTTAATTGTGTACCAGCTGTAACTGATAAATCTGCAACTGAACAACACTTAACACCACTAGAAAAATCAGGTAATGCAGTTAATGTTGCTGTGCTGTAATTTGAACCATTATCGGCACTTAATTTAAGAATCAAGTCAGAATTTAAAGCATTTGTACCAGCTTGATCTTTATAAGTTATGACAGCACCCATTTTGCTAGTAGATGAACTTGCAGTAATTGTTGAACCCTCAAAACTTCCTGTCGCACTTATTGTTGGTGCAATTACATCTCCAGCTAAAGAAATTGTATCAAGTAAAAAACTATTAGTATTTGTGTGATAAGTATGAAAAGTTAATTGAGGAAAAAATGTTGAATTAGATATAGATGTAGAAGTTGAACCACTTGGGGAACTTAAATTAAACAAAGTTGTTTCTGTTCCATCTGATGCTATTCCATACATTCTTTGGTAATTCCAATTTCCTGTTCCATTTTTTGCGTTAAATGATTGTGTTCCATTTGGTTTGAATGTTACACCACTTTTAAAACCTAAATTAATATAAACCATTCTATAAGATGCAGAACTATCATTATTACTATATTCAACGATTGATGTATCTGTATTGTCTGCGAATAAATATCCTACTAGTGTAGCTTCCATTGAATCGGTTATTGTACTTCCAGGATTATAAGTAGAATTGCTATGAAGTACAACATTACTTGCTCTTGTCATGTCGTGAGTATAGGTCGCTGTTGTTTCCCCACTTGTTCTTTTTCTAAAAGAAATTTTAGTTTCAGGATTTGCTGTATCTATATAAGTCGTATAATTTGAAGCATTAAGTGTTATTGAACTTGTTGCTGATGAAACTGCTGAGACAAATTCAGCATCATCTCTTGATGCTGTGGTCAAATTCGTTATACCTGTGCTATCTTGAAATACATCGAAACTTGCTGAATTACTATTTTGTTTTGCTAAGTTTTGATTTGCAAAAACTCTTAAACCTAATCTTGCTACATCTACTTTAACATCAGGGTCGCCACCTAATCCACTTGGTAATTCTGTGACACTTGTTAGAGCATTATTATTTAATTTAATTATAGCCATATTAATATTGTAAAGACACTCCTCTAATTCTTGCTTCCTTAACTCCTGATGATTGATTAGCAAATTCTATTTTGTATTTAAGTTGTGTTCCAGCAGTTACACTCAAATCATTTACTTTTGCCATTTTAATTCCTGTTGCAAAGTCAGGTAAAGCTGTAAGTGTAGCTGTTGAATAGTTTGAACCATTATCTGCTGAAAGTTTCAAAATTATATCTGTGTTTAAAGAATTTGTGCCTGAAAAATCTTGATATGTAAGCACAGCACCCATAGAGGAAGTTGATGCTTCAGGAGTTATTGCAACTCCCTCAAAGCTTCCTGTTGCACTTGGAGTAATTGTTTTAACTTTAAATTCTATTTCTCGTTGCCAAGGGTTATTGTTTGTTTGCGCACCTGATCTTCCTATTAATCTTAAATATCTATATGCTGTATCATTTGAGAACAATGTTTCTAATGTATAAGGTAAGCTACTACCTGTTGTAAGCCATTCAAAAGCTGAACCTAAATCTGTATAACTAGCATTGTCATTTGAACCTTGAAACTGCCAACTGCCACAAGTAGATTTAGAATCATTATAAAATTTAGCACCTACATAAATTTTTGAATTACCAGAACCTAAATCAAATAAAATTGAATTTCCCTCCATATTAGAACCTATACTATTCCAATACCAAGAACCTGTGGCATTGGAATTAAAATTTCCATTTAACCAATTACCTAAATCTCCTGACGCTATGTCCGAACCTGTTATACCACTTGCTGTTACTGAATAAGAACTTTCCCTATCTCCTGTTTCGTATGCTTCTGATTCAGTTCCAGCAAAAATAAATTCTTGAGCATTTCTTGTTGCAGTAGTTAAATTTGTAATTCCTGAACTATCTTGAAATACATCAAAGGAAGCCGAGTTAGTATTTGAAGCGTTAAGATTTTCTTGTGTGTGTACTCTTAATCCTAGTGTAGACAAATCATTTACTATTTTATTATCATCAAAAGAAGTTGCGTGTTGAGATACACTTGAACTTGATATTCTTGCATCTGCAAATGTTCCTGATGTAATTTTGCTTGTAGGCAAATCAGGTACATCGTTTGCAGAGATTGGTGCTGGTGCTACTGCTCGACCTATAAATCCCATAATAAATCCTATGTTATCTCTAAAATACTTAATGTTGCGTCTATTTTAGCTGAAACTGAACAATCAATTTTAATTATATCTGTTGTTTGTAATACATACTTACCACCTGATAAAAGTTCTAATGAACTTCCAGCTGGAATAGAAACATCTTTAACTACAAAAACTTCTTGGTTAGTTTCTGTATCTGATGTGTTTGAATCTATTTTTACTGAAGCTGTTACTGATGTTGAGTGAACATTACAAAGTGTAAGTCCAATAACAACACAAGTAGTAGATGATGGGCAAGTGTATAATGTCAATGGTGTTCCAGCCGAAGTAGGCATCGCATCATTAGTTTTAACTTTAAAGGTATTCGCCATTTATTCTCCTTATCCTAATGCTATCGCTAGTGGCAAAGCATTTGGGTCTGTTTCAGATATTGTACCTGTTACAGACATATTGCTCGTTACTGCATTAGTCGTTGTATTTATTTGAAATAACTCTACATCATCAGAGCCATCAAATATTTTTACTTTAAGCACATTTGTTGTTGCATCATCCACAAAAATACTTCCAGCAACAGCAGATGATGGTCTTGAATTGCCTTTGTGTGTTGAGTTTAATGCTCCAATAATATTATTTAATTCTGTTCTAAAAGAAGCAAAACCCTGATTATCTAATACTACATCTGAAACTTGTGCCATAATTAATCCTTATATTTAAAAAACTCTAAGATTTCAAGCCAAAACCCTGTGCCTGATAATCAAATGTTCGGCTTATACCTGTATTACTACTATTAAAAAATTGTATTGTAAAACCATTTTTAGTTTTAGCTGATATTGTGAAAAAGTCTCCAACAGCCATTCCTTGACCAGCAACCGATATACTTGGAATTGCAAAAAATGAATTATTAAATGTTACTGCCTGACCTGATGCAGAAGCAACAATATCTTCTCCTGTATCTGTTCTTTTTTCAAAATTAACACTAAATTGAAGATCGTGTACTTTTGATCTTACCTTTGCATTTTCACAAGTTAATTTGCATCTAAATTTAAAAAATCTACCTTTAATTGTTGTTTGCTGTGCAATTTTTCTAAAACTTGTAATACCATTTATATCTGTATCGTGTGAACCTACTTGTATTTCTGCTCCAGCCTGAACCTCAGGAGAACCATCAAAAGGTGCTTTTGCATCTTCAAATAATGTTGCTCCTCTACCTGAATCAAATAAATCATATTCATCTTCTGAACTCATGCCTACTTTTGCACCTAAAGTTACATCGTAAATAGCATCTAAACTAAGTGTGTTTGCAAATGTATAAAACCCTGATGACTCAATATTGCCATTAAAATTAGTAGGATTTGTTGATTGGTTTGTGCCACCTAAATCAAATAAACCCTCTGCCGATTCTATATTTCCAACACCATCGTCAAAGTTTGTAATTGTGTCTAAAATAAGAACTTTCCTGTTTGCATTGTCTGTTGATATTGCAACATTACTATCTCTTGTTCCTAAAAAATCTGCCATATTTACTCGCTAAATGTTTGTGTTGTTACAAAGTTATTTAAACCTGAAATTTGTGTTGCTACAACAGATGCGTTTGCACTTGCGTTTCCAAGTTTATCAACTGCCTTAATTAAAAAAGAACCTGTTATCGCATTGATTGTTGCTGTATTAGATTTTCTTCTAACAACCTTTGTTAATGGTGTACTTTCATTCCAAGTAGCACCACTTGTAACATTTTGGTATCTTATTTCATACCAAGAAATATCCAAATCATTTACAGGAGTCCAAGACAACTCCATTTGATTTGAACCTACCAAAGATACAGACAAATCATCAATATCTGCTGGTGTATCAGTTGCACCTATAATTTTTCTTGATGCTGAGATAAAACTAGACGATACATTAAAAGTGTTGATCGCTTTTACCCTTACATCATAAGTGGCATCATCTATTACATTTAAAAATTCATGTTTTAATTGTGAGCCACTAGATATAATTTTAAAATTACTTTCATCACTTTTTTTAGCTTCTACTTGATAGTATTGAACAAATTGATCTGTACTTGCAGTAATGTCTATATTTAATCTTGTGATTACAATACCATCAGCATATTCAATCATTTCATCTGACAATGTAATTGATGCTGGTGGCTGTATAGTAAATGGATTTGGTAAAGTTGTTGTGGGTGTACTTGATACTTGTTGTTTTGTTGCCCAAGTATAATGAGATGCTTGGTACTCTACTAATTGTAAATTTATTGTATAATCTTCGGCAAAAGTCATTGAAATTACTCTAAATGCTTTATTGGAGAAGCCTAGCGATGATAAACTTACATTAACAATATCCCCAATGTGTAATTCATAAGCTTTAAATCCACAATTCAAACTTAGACCAATCGCTTCTCTACTTCGTCTAAGTATAATTTCAGCCATCTCCTCTGCCTGATAAGTTGAAGTTATTGTTCTAAAATCTGCTCTATGTTCTAACAAAAACCCACCATCTGCTGTTTTCATGGTTGCGTGTTGATCTGCACTTGGTAAAGCTGAGTCATCAATAGGTGGAAATTGAACTTCATCTACTTGATAATTTCTGTCAGGATTTATGTAAGAAACAATGACTCTATTAAATTTTGAGTTTTTTGTTGGAGATGCAAGAGCATAACCACCAATAATATCATCTTCTGTAAGTGATACTGAAGCTGACCCAATCGTCTCAATAATTAATTTATATTTACCTTGAACATAAGGAAGATAACCTCTCATTCCTTTGATTATATCTCTTACATTATCTAATACTTTTTTTGATGTATCTACAACTGCATTACAATCAAATATATTTATATCACTTGCTCCTGAAAATGGTGTAACCTGAGTAACACAAACTTGTGAAGCATCATAAAAACTTTGTAAATCTAAATTAGCTGTTGCTATTCCTTTGCCATATCTTTCGTTTCTTAAATAATCTAATAAACAAAAAGCTGGGTTTGTAGAAAAAGATGCAGTTTGCTCTGATAGATTTGATGCTAATGTAACTACTTTTTTACCTTTTACTTTTGCTTGAACAACAGGTATTCCACCAAATATATCTTGGTTCCATTTAAACCTTAAAGCTAAATAACAAATTCCTCTTAATCTATGATTACTTCCCCATGATGATAAAGGTGTTAATACACTAGATGCCACTTGGTCATCTTTACCCATAAAAGCTTGTATTTGAATATGGCTTGTTGAGTCTTTGAAAAAATTACTATCACTACTTGCTACTTCTCTTGTAGTACCATGAGTCAATGTTCCATCAAATGTAACTACTTTATCATCTACTCTTATTTCTTCTATTGAATTTACTTCTCCCTCAGATAAAACAAGTGCAACATATAAATAAGTATTATCTGTTCCTGAAGTTTCTATAAATACTCTAGTTCCACCAACTAATCTTTCTCCATAAATTACAGGAATACAAGCATTGTTTGATTGTTTATTTAATAAGATACCTCTCTCCGTTTCCTCAAAATCATTTGTACCAAAGTCAGGTACATCAGGTTTCATTGATCTTGTAAAAAGCCAACCAATAGCAAAAATACCTAGAGCAACATAAGGATTAAAACCACCATTAAAAACACTACTTATAGCAGTGCCTAAAAACTTACTACCACTTGATACAAGTTTTTTACCACCACTTACAACAGCACTTACTACACCACCCATGACTTATGATAATCCCTTTTATATTTTTTTGATATTCTATATATCTCGTTATTTTTATTTAATCTTATCCAAGAAAAACATTCGTCATTTTTAATTTTATTTAAACAATATTTAACTATCCATGAAGCAACCTCTTTAGTCTTTCTAATACAAACAATATCATATATCCAAAGATTTACACCACAATTCCACTCATTTTTGTATATTGAACCTTTTTTTTTGTAAGATTCTTCTACATCTTTATTAAGATATGCCCAACTTACAAATCCATAAACTCCATTTATATCTTCAAAAACCTTGAACTGATTTGCCTGTAAAGATGGTAAAATATGATAAAATAAATCAGAGTATGAGTTTTGTTGGTATTTAGGAAAAGATTTATACAATTTTATTATTTTATTTATATCCATTATTCTCTACCCCATTTAATATCCAACACATTTTCACTTGAATAATCCATACCAACATCTGTGCTAAAAAATCTTTGTTGAGAAGCATTTGATGTTTTTCTACCTGACTTCTTGTCAAAATCTGCCCAATGTGAAACTATAACTAATTTTACATTAGATTGAGTTGCTGTCTCTGTAATTTCAAATGTGTCTATGTTTCCTGAGTATAATAATATTGGGTCGGATATTATTGAATTGTTTGAATCTAATAATCCTCTATATATTTCAACACTATCATTTACAATATTCTCATTTAAGCAAGTAGATATAAATGTTTGATCTGCTCCTGATAAAGATATACTTAAAGATGTTTTTGATATATCAGTTTGCTCCTCAAAAGCTGAACCCCCTATTAAATGTGGAGAAGCTGTGTATGTTTTACTTGAACCTGATATAGATGAAGTTAAATCAAATCCACAATCGGTAAGAAAAACAGGTGTAGAAAAACCTATTTCAATAAGGTGTATGGGTCTAATCTGACCTGTTAATAATTCGTTTTTTACTGCTGTCGTTAGTGTTCGTGCCATAGTCCTCGTAATAACTTCTTGTTATGCTTTCTGTACCTTTTAGCATGGTAAAATTAAATTTACTATCAGGTTTTTTGTAAGCTTTTAAATCGTTAGTTTTTTCGTCTATTTCATCAGCATTGACAATAGCAGTAGCTTCAAACTCGGCACTCACTAAATGTGTGATCTTGTATTTTTTCATTAAAGAGTTTCTTCAACATCTAACTCAAATTGATATAAAATATTACCATCTTTGTCTGAACCGATAGCACCGAACTCTTGCATATCACTTGTCAAATGTACTTTAAATGCAACATTGTCATAAGTTACTACTGAGTCATCTACTAATGCTGTAATAAGTGGTGGCTCGATAGTAAGTGTTGCTTCATTAGAAACATCTGCTGTTACATCAGCGACCACCATATAAACTTTAGTATGTGAAGCAAAAGAAATAAAATCTCCAGCTTTAAATGTGCCTGTCATAGCATCTACATTGATTGTGGTATCTCCAACTGCGTGTGTGCCATTTACTAAAATAGTGCCACTTGCATTACCTCTAGCATTTTTTATTTCAGGTGGTGTGATAGTAAAATCATCTTTACTTGATCTTTGTTTCATTATGAAAGCCATAAGTTCGCCATAAATGTCTGATCTTTTGCCTGTAATAATTCTAGCTGTAAAACCAAATCTTTGATTATCTACTTGTCTTGTTAATTTTTTTCCTGAAAGAGATTTAGAAATAATTGTGTTTTGAACAGACTTGATACCAAGTGTTTGAAAATCTGCTGTTGATATTGGAAATGCACCACTCATTATATTAACTCACTTCTGCCTTTTTCTGCTAAAGCATTATTTATTATTCCTGTTATTGTACCTCTATTCTCTTGTAAAGCTTCTCCAAATCCTCGTGAGTCTATTGTGTTAATAGTAAAATTAACATTTACTCCACCACCACCTTGTCCTCTTGCGTGTTGAACTATTTGACCTGTACTATTTGGAACAAATACTTCTGCACCTCTTTCTCCTACTAAAATTGGTCTGCCTTTTGCTACTGCTCCACCTTGTGCGTGTGAACCACCAATATTAAAACCGCCACCTGAACCACCTGTAAAGAAACTGAGAATTGCTTGTTTTTTCATTTCAGATGTTTGTTTTTTCATGGCACTCGCTTTCTTTTCTTCTTTTTCAAGTTGTTTTGCTAAAATCATATCTTTTGCCTTTTGCATTACTAACTCAATGGCTAATCTCAAAGTAATCTCAATGGCCATACTTACTAATCTAACCATAAAATCTTGTGCTATTCTTTTTAAAGAGTCTCCTAATTTTTCTCCCATAACAACTGCTCTACCCATACTATTTGAAACTTTTGAAATACCCTCGTTTATAGATTCTGCTATTGTTTCTCTGATGTTTTCTATTTTCGTTTTAAATTCTTCTAACGAGCCTTTGTTTAATTCTCTAAATTTCTCTATCATTTTTTGAGTAGCTGATGGAATAGCAACTGATAGTTCATGTTCAAAATCATGTGCAATTACATTTGTGTTATCAAATGTTTCTTCTAATTTTTTTGCTGAGTCTGTTGCTATTGATAATTCATGTTGAAACTCTTGCATCCCTCTTTCCATAGCATCTATATCTTCAAGAAAACCATCAAACAATTTATCAATACCTTTAAATGCTAAGAACACAGCACCACCTGTTGCTAACAAACCAGCTATCGCTAAAAAACCTGATTTGATAGCAGATGTACCAACTGCGATTGCCATAGTAGATTTTGCAACATTCATAAGTGCAACAGCAACTCTACCAAAAAATAAAACTATTTTTAATGCTATCAAACCTTTAATAATATCTAACAATAAACCAAAATTATTTTTTACAACAATAATTGCTTCGCCAAGTTTTGTTACAGATACAGCTAATACTACTCCAATCTTTCTTCCTACATTATCTATATTCTCTGCATTTTTTTCTAAAAACTTGTCTAACTCTCCAAACTGAGTTTTTAATCCCTCAAAAAATCCAGCTTCTAAAATAGTTTTCTTGAAACTAAATATTTTATCTCCGATCATTGAGAGAGTACCTGTAAATGTACTTGCTAAATCATCTGTTGCTTTTCCAAATCTACCATTTTTACCAAAGACTTTTTCAAATGCTTCAGCAGTAGCTTCAATAGATACTTGCGCACCAGCTTGAAAACCAAGCATATTTCTTACACCTTTTTCTCTAAATAAATCTGCCGCACCGATACCAGCACTAAATGATCTTTGTATTTGCTCTGCTGTTGTTCTAAAATCTAATCCTGTTACAGCCGCAACATTACCTGTTATCTCTAACATCTTTTTTAAATCTTCTGCGTTGTCTGTAATTGTTGCTAAAATACCTGAACCTGATTGTATTTCTTCTAGTGAGAAAGGAACTTTAGATGCAAACTTGACCATGTTGTCAAAAGCTTTTGCACCCTCATTTGTATCTTTTAATAAGAATCTTAATCTGACTCTTAAATTTTCTAATTCTTTACCTGTATTAACTAAGTTTCTGACAACAAGCCCAGCACCTAAACCTATAAAAGCATTTCTGACATTGAATACAGCACCTCTTACTTTTGCTAAACCTTTTTGCAAACCACCTAAGGCTTGTTTAGTTTTATCTCGTGCTATTACATCTATAAGTAATTTTTGATTAGCCATTATCTATATTTCCTTGCTTGTCATCTATCTTTGGTTTTTATACTCATCTTGTTCTTTTTTCAAGTAAGCTATCCAAAGATTAAAATGGCTCATAGGCATATCTAATACTTTTTGAATTGGTAATTTAAGTCTGTCAGCAACCACTAACATATTTCGGATGTCAGGGTCGCTATTTACTTTTTTTCAGCTTCCTCTATTGATGAATCTGCAAGTATTTTGTTTGAAATGGTAGCAATAACATTGGAGTCAGCATTTCTTCTTAACTCAAATTTATCTTCTAATTTGAAAGCTTTTTTGAGTTCGCCTTTCTCATCTTTGACTTTTAATTTCATTACAATCAAATCAACAAGAACATTTAAGTCTTGAAAGTTATTTGATTTTTTAAAGATGATGTTTTTTTCTTCAAGTGTTAAAGGCTCAGAATAAAATACTGATGGATTACCAGCTTCATCTTTCCATTCAGGAACTTCAATAATTAAAGTTTGCAGAGTCTCAAAGTGAGACTTTACTCTATCTATTACTGACATAAATTATTATGATTCAGTACCTATTGTTAATGCACCTGTGCCTTGAAAAGTAACATTTCTAGCAACAATACCATCTAAAGGTTGATTTACAGACATACCTGTAATTATACCAGCACCCTCAAACTTTCTGTCGCCTGATGAACTACCCTCAGGTAATAATTTAAAAGTAACACTAGACCCAGCAGTTAATTGTGTTTGAACACTATCTGCTTCGTCAAAGTGCATTTCTAAAGTACCTGAAAATGATGTTCTACCAGCTACGAAACTTTTTGCACCATCTGACATTTTTGTAGATTCTACAACATCGCCTGTTGTTTCAAGAGTGAAAGAAGTAAGTTCGCCAACTGCTGAACCACCTACTACGACTTCGCCCTCTTTTCCATGATGAACTGCCATTTTTTATTCTCCTATGTTAAAATTGTTTATATTATTTTTCTTCTTCATCGTCAATATCTTCCTCGTCATCTTCATCAAAATCTTCTTCTGAATCATCTTCCCAAGTTTCATCTTCTTCTTGATCTCTAAGATCAGCAAGTAAATCTTTGACTTCTTCACACATTAAACTTTCTTTATCGTGTAACTTTTCTATTGCATCTATTTTCTTTTCTATTTTATCAATGATTTTATCTTTGTTTGCCATATCTTCTCCTTGTTTATGGTGTTCCAGCTTGGAACTCATAAGTACATCTTACAACCATTCTTATACCACCAATAGGAAATAATGTACCCTCGTCTGTTTCCACACTAATAACTTCAGTATCAAGTGCGTTGCTATTTCTTGTAATATCAGATTCTAAGGCTGTTTCAATAGCTGTGATTAATTGATTTCTTTTAGTGTCAATATTAACTTCAGCACCTTTAACAAATCCAAGTATTGCAAAGTCAATAGTTCCTGATCTTGTTTTTGCACCTATACCCATTTCTATATCTTCTCTTGTTTCCTCAGATGTTTGTACTATTACTGCTGGATATTGTTTATCTGATAACTCGTCTAATTGAAAAGGTTGTCTTGTAGCTTTCTTAATTGTTGGGCTACTTATACCTGATATTGTTGATAAAAGGTTTGATGCAATATTTTCTCGAACACTCATAATCTAGTCATCTTTAATTGTTTTTCTATAAATCTGTTGAACTGCTTACTTATAATCTTTTCTGTTCTATCATTAAAGCCAAAAAATTCTCTATTCGGTTCATTAAGAACTTGATTAAATAATGCTCTTTGTCTCATTTGTGCATTAGTAAAACCTAATGATACTTTGTGCTTTCCTGTTTTGGTGCTTGTCAAACTACCTAACATTCTTCCTGTATAAAATAAATCTACACCTGTTGGTTTTCCCTCTCTTTCTAATTGTTTTCTATAAGCATCAGAATATGGCTCAAATCCAACATCTCTAAAATTAACACCTCTTTTTGTTTTAGTTCTTATAATATCAACTAATTGAAACCCAGCCTGTTTTACACCTTTGTCAATAAATCTTGGTAATTTGGATTGTAGTTTTTGAAACTTTTTAATTATTTCTTTTTCGTTTGATTTAATTTTTACATCGACAGCCATTATCTAGTCAATCTTCTAAAACCATGTAAAGGCTCTCTTTCAGCAACTTGGATAGTGCCATCTCCTGTTTCATCGTACTCAACACCATCCTCTAATATTGTTCTCCATTCTTTGTTATATTCTGACATATAAAACTCGCCCATTCTTTCAAATCTATCTTTTTCTGTTTCAGGTCTAAACTTTGTTAATGCTGGGCAAAGGAATCTACCCAAAAATAAATATACACCAGCCCTTTCAAACTGATCTAAATTTACTTTTGTATCTACCATCTCGGCTGTATTAAGAATTGTAATATCTGTAAAAATATTAGCTTTGTAGGTTTGCCACCATTCGACTCTTAGCTGTCTTAAAATATCGTTAGTTGTTTGTGCAAAGAAGTTAACTGCTTCTGTATCAGTTGATGCAATACCAAAACCAAAAGCATCAGGTTGATATTTAGTTACATCACTTGCAGTAATAACATTTGCACCTGTATAATTAGCCATAGTATTTTCCTACGAACCAATTAATAAACTTCTTAATTTTTTTTCTTAGTTTTCTTAACATTTTTTTTTCTCTTTGGTTTGAGTTGTACTATTTTATCAGAAATATCTTTTGCTGTCGCTTTTTTAATTTCTTTTTTAACTTCTCCAACAGGAACAAAACCTCTCATTTTGAAATGTTTTATATTAGCTTCGTATTGGTCTTTTGCTCTTGTTATAGTTTTCTTACCATC